GCCATATCAAAGTTCCTTCTCAAAAATTCTTGTACGTTCTTTATAGCCAGTCAAAGCTTTGCCCCAGCCAGCACGTCCATTTATCAACACTTTACTACACCCCGCTTCTTTTGCCAAGCTCTCTAGTTGCTCTGACATATCTTTAAGCTCCTCCAGTTCTCCCCCAGCAAGATAAAACAATAAAGCTTTATTGTGAGAGGTATTTATAACCTGACTTACTATTGCACTATTATCGCCAACCCATAATTCAAAAAGCCCGCTTGCAAGTCCATCCTTTACATCGTCAAGATTAAGCAATCCGTCACCATAACTTAAAGCATTTTTCAAATGCTCTCTCACGTTAAACCAGTCCGAGTTATTCCCCTCACGCATCTTTTTCTCCTAACCTATCACCAAGTATGAATATGTTTTTCCCGCAACACTATTGGGCAGATGCGAGACTGTTGCTTGCCCCTTATCTCTCGCACTTACATACGGCTCAAAAGCGCTGTCTGCTGTTTGAGAAGGTTGTAACAAATTTACTTCGATTGTAATTGCTGGCGCTGATGGTCTTACATACGGTGTTGTTTGAGAGCTAAGGCCCACTATAGACACAGCCGTATTACTGACGGCGGCGACTATTTCAACGTAATCAGACGCACTTAAATCAAGAGGGTGGTCTGTAAAGAGCCTTGTAGCGCCTTGCACTGCCCCCTGTTTGTCCGTCACACCAATGTGAACAGTCGTATGGGGAACATTTACTCCATTAACCCTGAACCAAACATAAACATCATATTTTTGAGCGCCTGAGTTTGTAAAGTCCACACTTGCAAAAACATCATACAATCCAGCATAGTCAACAGTTATTTGATTGCTTGATAAAGATGCGCCGAAAGCGTGTTCCGAACTGTTAAGTGGCAAGACATAAGGTGTATCGGCTGCTGCAACTGTATAATTTGAATCATACTCAAAAAGACCATATGGATACTTGTTAGCCGCCGCAGAGGACAAGGACGTAGGCATAAACAAAATAACTGAGTCTGGGCCAATACGTCTGTCATAAATAACTGTGCTTGTAGCTCCGCCTGTGTCTAAAGTAAATTCACCAGTGCTGTTAATTTTTCCTTCCATGGCGTTATTTACCACTTCAGAAATCTGACGCGGATTACCACCCTCTTTAGGAAGAACTCTGTACTGGTTAGCCATTAACGGCGACCTCTAATCTGAGCGTCAACATCAACTCCTGTCGCATTTTCCCAGTCTCCAGTAATGTTCAAACGAACCCTGTGAAAACGCCCAGAGGAGCGCACAGGGCAGAAGTTGTCTGATGTGACGGGTGACGCGCTACCAAAGACTATAGGCTCATTCTGCGTCTGTCTGGAGGCCACCTGAACGCTAATGGTAGCAGTTGCACCACCTGAGTTTTCAACATAAGGAATAACATTGTTTAATAAAGATGTTCGACCAGCTTTAATGTCAAACTCACCAGTCTCTAATGTCGCAGGAAGAGTCTCACCAGTAAACGTCTGAATCCTGTTATCCTTTGCCCCAGCGAAGAAGTACTCGCCTCCTTTATAAACAGGGGAATCCAAAGAACTAGGTAGAGCATCAATACTATTAGAAATAGTAGCAAGGTTCTCAAGAGTATAACCAGCACTGAATAAAGGAGACATAGCGTCCAACCCGATAGTTGCTGTACTCCAACTATCAGTCGCATAATTGTAAATAATAAGTTCATCAGGTGTACCATCAGAGTCAATGCTTGCGTAAGACCACACAACAATTTGACGAAGAGGGTCAATCACCGCGCTCATTCTGTTTGCAAAATTGGATTGAAATCTTTTCAAAAAGTATCTGTTTACTCGCTCCGCCCCGATTGGCTTTGCAGACTGGCCGTCAAACATATAGAAACCATCATCAGAAAGATAAAATACGTTTCTACCAAAAGCCACAACGCTACCAGATATTTTACAGCCGCGAGAAATTTGCACCTTGTCAAACTCAAAGATTAAAGGCGAGCCAACATACTGCGCTCTTACAATGCCTTTTTCCATAAGAATAGTTGCATACTCTCCGCCTACAATACCAGTGACAGCGCCAAAGTCTGCGATGTCTTGGAAGTCGGCTTGGGTGGTTGCGCTGACCGCCCAATCTGTAGCGTCACCGATAGCAGACCAGCGAACACGATAAGGCTTCTCACCATCAGATACATCGTTTGTGTTTCCGCACATAACAAAGTCACGCACAACAGCAATGTGTCGGGCCTTTGGCGCATCTGCACTAAGGTCGGCAAACAACCCGCCACCACCCGCAGTGATTGTCTGGATATTGTCAGCATAGTTTGTGGCAATTACACTTTCACCGAATTGCACAAACTTCCAAACGTCATTTGAGCCTGATGAGTAGTTTCCAGACTTAGAGATATTAACAAGACTGCTGTCCGTAGCGTCTAGCTTGTATAGCTTGGTTTCATCTCCGACATACAGCGCGGCGGCGCCAGAGTCATCCTTTGCGGCAGTCATTCCTCTAATGTAATTATCGGCCGCCCCAGAGAAGGGAAGGATATCACTAAGGCTTGTGTATCCATTAGCTGACGGAACCACATTGGTTGCTACAGTAGCGCCAGCGTTTTGATAGTCTGGCTGGTCTGGTAAAAATTGACCCAACTTAATCATTGTATATTCCAGTCTCCGTTACCGTCTGAGATTACAGTCCACACCTCATTACCCTCTAAGGTGTCAACCCAATCTTCATCACCTTCTGCCACTATAGACCAATCTTCGCCTAAAATCTCTACCTCTGTTTCAGTAAAGTTTACAATACCAGAAAGGACGCTGGAGCCAATAAACTCTCCGTTAGCCAAGGATGCCATAGTTGCCAACACATCAGCACTAGCACTTCCAGACAATAGAACACCACCCGAGGCTGTTGCAGTCGCTTCGGTTGTTGTTGAGGACTCTCCTACATGAACCCGAATGCCCTCCGCCGTTACCAGCACAGTAACACTTAAGGAGGAAGAGCCTAGCTTTACGCAAATAGCCCCAGATGTGACACTGGCAAGGGCAGAGATAGACGACTCAAGAAACTGAATACGAAGGCAAGATGCAGAAACAGATGCGGCCACAGAAGGAGTAGCTTCCCCCTCCCTGATTACCAAGGTTGTCCAAAATGAATCATCAAGAGCAACCTGACGCGTTTGGTCTAGGTTGCCGTATGAATTTAGCTGGTCTAATGATGGCCCTATAATATCAGCCATCAAACTAATCCGCCGTGATGTCTACGCCTGATACAGCAATTTTGAAAATGTCACCGTCAGCAATAGTTTTTGACGTTGTTAGCGCTGAGTGAAATAACAGGTTTCCAGAAGTTGAGGCATCATAAATACCAATATGTGTAATCGCGCCCCAGTCACCACCAGTAGCGGCTGGGAACTCAACAGCATCACTATTGGAAGCCGTGCCACCAGATGATGCGCCAAATGCCATAGATTGACGGGCATATCCAAATCCACTCACCTCTGCGCCAGTTCCAGCGTCAGTAGGGTCAGCAGTGTGCAGTCCAACATAAACAGCCGCAGGAGCGGATGTGCTTGCGGTTCCTAAAAAATGGTCGAGAAATTTGTTCTCTAGGTAGTCGCTCATTGCGCTCATTATCGTTCTCCGTATCTTGATTTCATAAATAGACCAGAGCCAGCATGTTTGCCGCGCTGTTCTTCGCGTTTAATTTCTTCCAGTGCGCGAGTAAATAATTGCTCGTACACAGCAGTTTTTTCATCATCCATAAGAAATACACTAGCAGAGGCCAAAGCGCCATAAAGATATGCGTCTGGGTGTCTAGTAAGAATAATGTTTGTTGTGTTGCTGTCTGATAGGTCTGGTACACCCTCAGAGTAAACAATCTCAGCCGTATAGTCGCTGTCTGGTGTCGGCGCAAATTTAATTTCGCCGCCAATAATGGTGTAGCCCTTTGGTCGGCCACTGGCATTATTGCTATAAATCTCATTCGCTCTTACTGGAGTATAATACTCAAGAACCTCTGTCGGGTTCGTATTTAGCTTTACAAGACGAATAGAGCGCAAGTCTGTGGGGAGAGATACGAAAGCATCTCCAGATGTAAGGGTTGCCGTAGCACGTTTCTCTTGGCTACGAGCCTCCATCTCGCGAGCCATACGAGCCTCAGCCAGAGAGATAAAGTCTGGAATCTGTGCTGTAAGGTCGTTGCGAGCAAGGAAGCTGGCGACAGATGCCTGAAGCTCTGAGTAGTTGGTAATAGCCACTATACGTTTCCTTCGCTGGTTCTAAAAAACCTATTGTCATACTCATTGAGCCATTTCTTCCAGCCTTTAGGATTGTCCTTTGGCTGACCTAGCTCTAGTAATAGCTGATGATACAATGCTGTGGGTATTTCTGCAACCTTCTGTTGGTGCTTCTGTGTATTACCAATTAAGCTATTTTTTTCAAAGCTATTGCGCTGTTCTCTGTTGGACTTAATAAGCTCATCAACATTTTGTGATGTCTCAAATACAATCTTCCCCTCATGGTCGAAGTGCGCCCAAGTTTCTTTCCCTGTAATTTTGTCTCGGCTAACTAATCGTTTTTGCATTTTCTTTCCCTGAAAGTAAAAGGGGGGCGACCCGAAAGCCGCCCCCAGCAGTACTTATGACAAGTCGTAAACCGCACCGTGAGCTTTTGGAGCTGAAACTTTCAGCGTCCACTCGGTGAGAATTTGGAACTTCTCGCTGTCGCCAGTTTTCGCAAGTTCGCTTACAGCGAAGTTACGGCTTGGCAACGTGCAGACTGAAGCGTAGTCACTGTCGAGCAGATATACGCGGTCGTCTTGAGCAAAGCGGTCGATTACAACGTCCAGTTGACCAAAGTCAGAAAGGTACAAAGAAACAGAACCAACGATAGCGGCTTCACGAGGAGCAGTATAGTTGATTTGGTTCGTTGCAACTGAACCTGAGTTCAAGTCGCTGAAAGCAACTTTTTTGGCAGGAGAAACAACCAGCATGTTTGGCTGTCCACCGTCCGTGTAAGCGGCTTGCATTGCACTGTCGATTTGGCTCAAAGCCAAAGCGCGATTTGTACCAGCCATATCTGGAACATCAGAACCGTCACCAGTCGCGGCAGACGTGCCAGCAGCATCGTCTACGTTGGTAATCCAGCTTGAAAGTGAACCAGCTTTACGAGGGTCAGAACCGCTACGAGCAGTGTCGGAGTGGAGTGATTTCTCGATGTCACGACGAAGCTCCAAACCTTTCAGAACTTTCTGATAGGCAGTTTCTTTGTCACGACCAGCTTTATCAACTGAGTCCAATGTGCCAGAGACTTGTGCGTCTTTGACAGAGATTTGCATGTAGTTGCCGAAACGAGATGTGGCAGTTGGCGTAGCATAAGTAGCGTCAGCGCCTTCGTTCACATGGTTTGTTGCAACAGCAGTGGCAAGCTCTTGAACTTGCCATTCAACGAATACACCATTTCCTGACTCTTTTTTCAGAGCAGAAAATACTGGGGTTTCTTCTGGGTCAATCCGAGTGATTACATCACTCAAATCTTCGCGTTCGCCAACGGCGTTCGCAGTAGTAAAAGTAGCCATTTTAAGACCTCATTCTTTCTAAAAGTAAATCAACGGCAGCATCTTTGCTACCAGTTTTGTTTAGGCGTTCTAGTGCCTTTTGTCCGCGTTTTGCATTAGCTTGGGCTTTAGTAGCTGGTTTACCAGAGCGAGTTACTTTCGGGGCTTTTCTTACTTTCTTCTGAGCTTCTGGCTTTTTAGCCATCAACTGGTCATAAAGATACGCCTTGCGAAGAGCTAAGACGCCACGGCTGTCAGAAATGTTGGCAACTTCTTCATCGCTGAAACCCAAGTTTCGTTGGGCATAAGTGATGATTGCCTGTTTCTCTGCGTTCGCAACCTCTGGGTCTTTCCACTCTGGTAAAGCCTCAAGAAGTTTTTCATTCTCATTGGCTAGATATTGTTGACGTGCAACATTCGCCTGTTGAACGGACTCTTGATGTACTCGTTCTTGCTCCGCTTTTACGTTCTGTAAGGCATCCTTACGTTCACGATGAAGCTCGCGTTGACGCACAAATTCCATAGGATTATCTGCGTACAACTTGTCCCAGTACTCTTGGGTCGGTTCATTAACAGAACTAAGTTGACCGTTCAACTGCTCTAAAGCCTGAGCATATTGCTCACGCTGTTGCGCTAAGGTTTGCATTTCTACTTCAGAGTTCTTGCGAAGCTCTGCCGCTTCTTGCATACGCTTTTGCGCCGCCTGTTCTAATTGGTAGGATTTGACAAGCTCGTCGGCCTTAACTTGCCTCTCTTCTCCATCAACCTTTACAGTGTAATAAGTATCTTCGTCCTCAACTTCCATAACCTCGGAAGCGTCAACTTCATACTCTTCATCATCATCATCTTCATATTCAGGTTCAGATAGCTCTTCAGCGTCATCGCCATCATACTCATCTTCAGATGCCGCGTCGATTTCATCGGTCTCTTCTTCGACCTCTTCCATCTCAGCATTAGGCTCTAAAACGTCCTCGCTTGCCTCTTCGGGGGCGTTGACATTTAAGAGTTCGTCAATCGCTTGACTTTTCGTTAGGGACTCACCTGCACCCAGTAGGGTAGTAGTTTCGTCAGCCATTCTTTATCTCCTTCTTGTATTAGTCTGGAAATCCACTTCCAGTTTAGCTAAGTTGCCAGTCTCGACAACTTCTGTAAGATGGCCGCGCACCACCATTAGTGCTTGGTACATCTTAAAGAGCCACTCACGTTCATCCTGCGATGACGTGACATCTTTAACTGCGTTAAGGTATCTTCCCTCAAGAACCTCAAACGCTTCAGCAAGTATTGGGTCGCGCAATAGTGATGCGGCGTGTTCACCCCGTGCTTGCTCTCCCCTTAATTTTCCTTCGGCCATAAACAGTCTCCTCTACTGTTGCCAAAATACCACACAATACTTTTTACGCAATAACTAAGCTCGTGGCAAGTTT